GGAAGCGGTCCCACTTGAAGCAATAACGTCTACGGAAATCGATGCTAGCAAGTGCAAGTTGGTCAATACGTATCATGGTCATAGCCCAGTCTCATGTGAAGAGACTTTTATTTTCAATCCAGCACGCGTCAAAGGTTCCGACAAGATCAATATGCTTGAACGCCATACCAATCCTACCGTGATAACAGCTAAGGATATGTCCAGCGCTAGGAAAATTATACGGTTGTTATTTGATAGGGTTATCGATGCTAAAAGGTTCAATGCATTGATCGGTGAAGACCTTTCTGCTATGAGACGTCAATCACGTGATCAAGTGATCAAGATGACTGAGGCTGAACAGAGGGCAAAGAGTGACACTGTGTCGTTTGCCTTTGCCAAGAATGAACCTTCTAAGAAGGTTATGACTATTGGCAAGGGCCTAAAGATCCTGAGTGTCACGGCCATGAATGCTACCCAATTGGCATTGTTTGGTGACTGTTCTAATGTCCTTACTCATGCTTGGAGCAGGAGTCTCAGACCTGGCATCATCACACCTGTTGGATTTACCAAACCTGAAGTGGCTCGGGTGTTGGGCAGTATGGGAGAGACCTACGAGCTTGATATAGACAAGCAGGATTCTTCGCACTCAGCAGTTCACGTTGCCGTGTTTGTAAGGCTGGTTGAGATGGTAGCCAAACGACAAGGTATGGCAGACCTCGCTGAAGAGATAAGGTGTTGGCGAACCATTGGGGACATGGAAGGTAACCTCAGGATTGAGATGGGATCCGGTCTTGGTTCAGGAGATGCGTGGACGCTGATAGCCAATATGATAATGGCGTTTTCCATGCTCATATCAAGGTATGAGATCCCATATGGCATTAGGATGCTTCAGGTCGGTGATGACATCACATGTGATCGGAAGCTAAGGAAACGTAAAGATGTCATATATGGAAGCGACCATGTTGGCTTGAAGGAGTTGGTGGTTACAACCCATTCTGGAAGGCCAAGTTTCACTAGTAATGTCAGCATCAATAGTGAAGTCAGCATAGCAGCCCGTATAAGAGGCATCATCAAGATGGCCTATTCTAGGAGAACACGCACACAGCATATAGCGTACGGTGTTGAGTGCAAGCAACTTAATGGTGTTACCGCAGTCCTTGGATTGCCAGCACACGCAAAGGCGTACGCGGACATCTTCAACGCGGATCCTATGGGTGTAGAATACATCATAAATAGAGCATGCACGTTGGCAGCTATGCACTATGATGACCTGCCTGAATCGCTCAAGTCACCTGGCCATGAGAGCAAGTGCACGTTACATAGCAAGGATGGTGGGTGTCTGGGGTATGCATTGGCCTTTTGTGTTGGTAACAATGTTCAGGCTGTTAATGCTATGAGCACTTACAATTATCCAGCCACCATGAATCAAAGC